AATGAGAAGGAAGTCAGCTGCAGCCCAGCCCGACGGCGTACCAGCTGCACCACCTAACGCGGTGGCGGAGACAGTCACGGTGCCAAGGCTACGGTTAACAGCGATAACGTATCCTAGGGCTGCGCGTGGTGTTCCGCCATCGGTCGCGTTAGCTTGCAAGGTCTGGTTAACTTCAAACTGAACAACGTCATTTGCGTTGCTGAGTGTGATGACGCCAGTTGAGATAGAGCCGATTGCGCCAATCGAGCCAGTGCCGCTGCGGAACAGCGAAGATGCCAAGGAGTTAGTGATGGAGCGAAATGCACCGTCAACAACAAGCTTAGCGCCTTCAAGGAAGGACATCTTGTCAGTCCTGGAAGCAAGCATGGTTTGGTTGTCGATGGTAGCGAGCGAGTAGTCAGCTACGCGAGTAAGCAAGAAAGATTGGATCTGAACTGGTGACTGGTTACCTTGAGCGTTCGAAAAGGTAGCCGAACGGCCTTGGGAGACGCCAGTGATGATTGGAATCGGCTTGTACTTGCCGCCGAAGTCCGTCTTTTTAGGAACTAGAGCCAAGAATGGGTTGTCACTGTAAACGAGATTCTCGACTACCTGGCCATCATAAAGCTCCTTAAGAGCGGCATTCATGGCTGTAAGGTTTAAATAAGGTCCTACTGTTGGCATCGTAATGCTCCCTTTTTATTTAATTAAAGATCAAGTGCAGCAAGCGCACGCGACATGCGGTCATTCTCCACTTTGGGAGACACCATAGACGGCGTACTACTTGTATAGTTTTGATTATTGAGAGTGCGGCGCGGCGCTTGGGGATCAGACTTCGCAATAGTTTCTTCAGCTGGCTTTTGAAATTTCTGTCCTAGTTTTTTCGTCTGAAGCGACTTCTCAACCTGCTTTTCAAGATACGTTTCAACTAACTGGCAGGCTTCAGGAATACTAAGGACTTTGCTTGTCTTTTCAAAATAGGCTTCAACCGTATCGTATACTAAGTCACTAGAGTCATACAAGTTTGTCAGTTCATAGTCGTCTTTTTTGGAAGATATGAAATTGCTAATCTCGTTTTTAAACTCCGCGATAACTTGCACTTCGCGCTCTGCTGCCTGCCTTTTAGAAAGCTCCTCACGCTCCTGATGATCGCGCTGGCGAGCCGATTCAACTTCATCAATCTTGTCTTGTAGAGCTTTGATCTGGCTCTCAGTGCTGACTGTGTTGTTGTTGAGAATAAAATCGGTCAGCTCTTTATAGCTAAGACCGGCATCCTCAAGGGCAGCCAACGGATTAGAGCGGTAACTAGCCTTCCGGCCTTTGGCCTGTTCGATCTCGGCACGGAGCTTTTCCACTTCACTACGCTGAGTACTTAGGGCTTCCATCTGCGCCTTAAGCTCATGGCGCTGCTTAACAATGGCAGCTTCCTTTTTGGCCAGGAAAGAAAACCGATTGGCACCTTCTGCTGGGCGAGGCTGCGCTGCTGCCTCTTGGCCTTCTGTTACTTCACTTGCTTCCGGTACGGCGGCTTCTACCTGATTTTCAATAAAGTCCATAATTACAAGTCCTTATGCTGCTGGCACGTTAGGCACTAATTCACTTGTCGGGGTCGCCATTGGCGCGGCCTGTGGCAGCATCAGCTGCTGCTGAGCCATCTCGGCCATCTGAGCACCTTCGATTGCCATCTGCTGTAGCTGGTCCACTTCGCTAATGAAGTCTCGAAGAATCTGCAGGTTTTCTTCTGGTGCTCCTTGTGTCTTGGCGAAAGCCAGATACTGAAGCGCCATCTCGCGGGCTAGCGGCAAGTCGTCATCAGGCTCAGGGTGATACACCTTGCCGTCGTCAACCATTTCCTCGATGACTTTGTGCAGCCATTCTTCTGGCGAGTTACTTAGATCCTCAGCGCGTTCCAGGTCTGGGAAATCAAGCAAACGTCTACCAGCGCGAGGCGTGATAAAGCCCGCCTGGATATACTCGGTGATGGTTTGCAGCTGACCAGCTGGATCACTAGGCAAGCGAGAGACAGGATAAATCTTGAGAGTGTATTCGTCGTCCTCTAGGCGGATCGATTTCCAGTCCAGTGTCTCAAGAAACTTTTTGCCCGGTGTCGATACTGGGTAAGACTTTTCCCGATCAAAGATGTCTTTAACGCAGTCGATGGCGAGTTTAGCAATGTCGATAAAATAACGTTCGTAAGAATGACCAACAGCCATAAAGCGTTCGGTTTCAATATCGTTAAACTCTCGAAGGGCTTTGCCGCTGTTTAGACCAGCTGGCTTTTGTGAGTTGGCGGACAATTGCGAAATACCAGCTTGCTCAAAGGCCTGGTTTTTAAGTGTCCCAAGGTGAGCGTAAACTTCCGGCGGTACGATCTGTGGTGTCACGTACTGCGGAGGTGTCCCCGTATAATTAATGATAACCCCTATGTCATTACTCACGTGCTCTTTAACGATCTTGCTGCCGTGCTCAAGGAACACTTTAAACGTACCAGCAAGGTGCATACTGCGCTGAATCACCCAGAGGATCTTATTGATCTCAAGTTGGATATTCTGAATCTGCTCAGCAAGGCCTTGTCCCCAGAAGCCGTATAGACGATCGGACCAATTCATAAAGGCGAATGGGAAATTGCGCTTTGTCCATTTCTCTTTGAATAGGATCTTGCGGTCAATGGCGATCGTGTGAAGGCCGTCGCCAGCATCTTTGCCTGATTCTAAGTGCCAGCTTTCGACAATGGTAATTTGGTCAGCAATATTCTGGAACGTGCCTGTTGTGTCGATGACTGCAGCTTGAGCCGATAGAATGTCGTCTTTTAGTTCAGGATACATTGCTAAGAGCACGCCGCGGTCCACGTTCTTGACGCGGTGCATCTGGCGAGGGAACCCATAAAAGCTCTCCATTTGGTCGACGTATATTTCACTGGGAATCACGCGCTCAAACTTACAGCGGCCTTCATGCTCAAATACGTGCACAACACCAGAGCCAAACACCAGAACGTCTTTGAGTACCTGGGTTGTTAGCTTATAGATGTCGTTCTCGTAAAAGATACCATCGACGAATTTATCTAGCTGCTTTGCACGGCGCTGAATCTTCCAGCTGGCACCTGATGTAACAAAGGCAGGCTTAGGCTTATTTTTAGTTAGCTTGCTAATCAGTGTATCGACACATGACTGAATAACATTGTAGCTAACACGGTCTTTTAGTGTCGTTTGTGTGGACTGTATCTTAGAAAAGCTAAGGCCGTTTACACCCATGATGTTGCTGTTGCCGTACAGCCGTGCACTGATTTGATACTGCGTTTGGCGTTTGGCATCGCCGTTAGCAAGGCTTGTGCATGCGCCGACTATTGACTGGGCCATCTCGGTGTCGTTGTCCATGAGCCACCATTTGCGGCTTACATCGACAGGCGTAACCACCTGATTTCCATTGTTAAAACTCTTATAGTCAACAGCCATATTGGGTCACTCCGTTGGCGGTGTTGCGTGTATGTCTTCTTCGTGTCCTGATGACCAGTATAGGAGTTGGTCCTCAGTTGGCATAGCCTCATCGCCTAGTGTAGCACCGTCAGTACCAAGTGATATTGGCAGCTTAGGCAGAAATTCGACTTCAAGGCCGTGGTACTTGAGAACGCGCACATTGTTGTGGCGCGCATATGTCAGCACCTTCATGTATTCGGTAAGTGACTTATCCATATATGTCCTCGTCTAAGTCAGGCTCTCGCCATGTTGTTTCCCAGCTTGCTGGATCGTCGTTATCTTCGTTTAACTCAGCCTTTAGCTGCGCTTCTATTTGCGCTACTTGGTCTGCCATCCATTCGTCACTACCAGGCTTAGGCAATGGTGCCTCAACTACTTCCGCGATCCAGTGCAGTGATTCACGGTAGGCGTATAGGACGGCGTCGGTAATGTCAGAGTGATATGCGTCGCTGACAACAAACTTATCACCGCTAGACTTGCTCTTGTCGTACTCAACAAGCATACAGTCCTGGGCAAAAATGCCATCGGTCTTGGCTTTAAACTTGCCTGTCCTGAGAGCGTCATTCAGTAGCTCGATATATTCAAACTTCCGTGCTTTCTCGGCTGCTTTGACTGGTAGGCCGTAGCGCCGTCGAAGCTCCTCAACAATCTTTTTGCCTAGTCCGCCAGCATCAATGACTACGGCCAATGGCTTATACTTATTCACCATGCGGTCTAGCTCTTCTGCTAGCTCGGTGATGCCTTGCTTTCTGCGCGTGCTCTCATGCACAAGAAAGTTATTTGAGCTTACAGCTGGCGCACCCGGATGGCGCATAGCCTGAGCCCAGCCAATAACGGCAATTGCATCGGCATCATCATAGCCAAGGTCGACACCAATGACGTAGTTAGCCGACGGTCCTAGCTGCGCCTGAGTGTATCCGTTGATATCGGCTTCATACCTGAACACCAAACTATTACTGTCAGTCACCCACTTGCCAAAGCACTCGCGCTGTATCTTGGCGTCCTGGAGTGTGACACCCATTCGCTTACAGTCGCGGACAATAAGCTCCATCGGGTTTTTCCCAGACTTTTTTTCTAGCCAAGGATTTTGAAGCATCGTCCAGCCATGATGACTCCATGTAGCAGAATTAGCAGACTTATAAAAAAACCCAACGGGAACAGGGCCAGGAGTGCCGATAAGGCAAAGACTTCCATCATAATCGAACAAGGATTTTGCAAGCACATCATCGACTAGACTTTCTATGTAAGGCCGGAATGCCTGTGCTTCGTCGATATAGACTTTAACTAGTGGGAAACCCCGGTACTTCTCGACTTCTGTCTTATCCTTAGCTCCTGAAAAATAGATGATATGGCCATTTGGAAAGCGGATTGATAGCTCAGTTTCATTCGCAGTACCACCCAGTCCATGCAACCGGTTGATGTCTAAAATCTCAGCCCATATGATTCGCTTAGCATTGAGCCGAGACAGTGTGATGTAAAGGCTCGCGCACTTAGGCCGCTTTAGTGCTGTGTCTAGTAGGTCTGCAGCGCATGCGATTGTCTTACCAGCACGCCTTGAGCACACAGCTGTTTTGTATTTCGCTTCGTCCCGAATGAATTCGATCTGTTCAGCGAAGCAGAAATTCTCAATAACAAATGGCGGAGGTCTTTTAGCAAGCTCAGCCATTGCGTTGCGTAGTTGTTCGTCGATGCTAAGCAATTACTGTCCGGGTGCAAATAGTTCGATTGCAGTGATGATACCTAGCGGGACGATATAATGACGGTCAACTAGCGTTATGCGGACACCATGCGGACACATGATGATATCGGCTTTGTCCTTTTCATGATCGACGCTATTGCGCACCATCATGCCGAGGTGAACACCCTGGTGAAAGTGCACGCGCTTTACTTTGTCGATGTGTCGGTCTGTCATCACAGATGCTGCCTCAACAAGGTCATCAAGTGTTGGCTCATCGCCTGCTACCTTTAAACTCTTTGCCGGTCTGCCTCTGCGTCTACTTGAGTAAGTCTCCATACATCTCCGTTCAAAAGATAAGGATTGAATACAAAATTCTGATGTGTGCGAGTGATAAAGCCAGCATCAAAAGTTAGGTGAGTGAAATAGATATCTGAGTTGGGATCAAAGGCGCTTTCTACTAGGTAGCGAGCCATCCCCATGCGGCGAAAGGCTTTCTTCACATACATGTAGTGAATAGTTTCTGGATCAAAATTGCCCAAAATAAAGCCAAAAACTACATCGGGATCATCTTTAAGCGCAGCCATTCTGCAAAAGAAGTTGGGTTGCCTCATCGCCTTGGTGATCAGGTAGTGATGCGCGTCGAAAAAGATGTGCTCAGGTATGAGCTTTGTGTGAGGAGAGCCATGTTTGTAGTGCGACAAAATGGATTTTAAAATGAAATTACGGTCGCTGAGTTGCATGTCACGTATCAGCACATCGTCCTTCATTTTACTTCCTCAAGTTGAAGTTTATCCTTCACAAAGATGATTAGATCCTGCGTCGACATAGCTTTAAATTTGTCTTCATCAAACTCATTGTCCGGCAGCTTGTCGCGCCATTGACACAGGTTTTTAAGGCAAAAGATGAGCATTACGTTGTCACCGCGCTCTGCTTTTTTAATCGCAGTTCTAATAAGCATAAACCGTGTATGCACAAGATTTTGCTCACGAAATTCGGAGAAAGTTATGTTCCAGTTCTTCCTGATGTAGTGCTCGACCGTGCTGGGATCGACTTCGAAAAAGGCAGCGGTATCTTTGAGGGAAGGCTTTAGTCTCATCAACTCTTTGAGTTGAACGTCATTAAAAACGATGGGTTTCCTACCCATGACCATATGACAATACTCACAATTATTTCAATTTAGTGGACCAGGCGGGATGACCTCACCTGCAGATTCAACTTCGTCTACTAAGGTATTGTAAAACATGACTATTCTGCAAATTATCTCGTAAGCCCCTATACTCATTAGGTAATTATGGTATAGCTCATCTGACCGATACTTATTGCTTTCGCTCTCGTCTGGATACTTAACGTCGAGTGCCAACTCGCGCTCGTTGACTACCTCGGCCGCACCTTTGACCAGCTTATAGAGGTACTCAGCAAAGCGGTCACTTGCATCGTGTAGCTTCTCAGTCACTTATGTCCCCTAAAACGTCGGTTTGCCTGATTCTGTTAGGTAACCAGTGATCTCATAGTGCCGGTATCCTTGGTTACGCACAGCCTTGTGAAAAGCCTGCAAAACGTCACACAGGCGCGGAACAATGACTACTTTGCCATCTGTCTCCATCTCGTGAAACCTGCCCTTGGTGTACTTGAAAAGCACTAAAACTTTCATTCGAGTACCCTCGTTCGGCCGCATTTTATGCAGCGGCATACATACCGGTTAGACAGCGATATGGGGAATGATAACACGGCCTTATAGTAGTGGTCGCAAAAGAAGCTAGAGAAGATCTCTTTAAGAATCGGTGCGCAAAATATGCCTAGCGCCATAGAGAGCGATAAGAGCAGCATCAACGACTCCGTCATGTAACTTCCCTTTCGGTGTCCTAATGCTGACTATCGACTCTGGAAAAAGCCTACAAAATGCTTCTGCGCTGCGAGCTTTTGGCTCACCTTCGCTGGTGCCTATGTGTAGCTTTGCGGTCCAAATTGCAGGTCTAATCAGAGTATAGGGTATCCGCAGGCAGGTAAGAACACCGATTAGCTCGCCGTAGCCCTGGGCATACGTGAAGGTGGACTTTACGGACTGGCGAGGCATTGACTGAGCTTTTTCTAAAATCACGTGCTCAGGTTCAAGGAAGTTAAGAAACTCGTGAAGGTCAGCGGCCGTTACTGATTTTCCGATTGCTGCGATCTTATGTGTACTGGCATCGATAGCGACGAATGCGCCTTTTTGACCGGGATCGATGCCTATAATCATGTCGCTAGTCCTTCATTAATGTGTCCACGTAAGCCAAGTGTATCTTACGCATATCGTCCATAAGCTCATTGCTAGCTAACCACTTTCCTGCTGCCATGTGACAGCGTTTTTCGTAGGACTCATCGACTTCGCTGCGTACCTCACGGTCATACTCGGCGTGATACTCATGCTGACGTTTTCCAATTAAGTTAACGATATCATGGATTTTGATCTGCACTGTCTTGCTCCATTAGTTTGAGTATGTGTCTGGCCTCGGCAAGTCGAGCTTGCATAAGGTGATGCCTGACTGAGTAGGCAATGTTGTCGGACAACATTTTGGCGGCCATGTTTTCAACAGCCTGATTTAACTCGTAAATTCTTTGTATAATTGTCGGCCTAAAGTTGTCGGACATCTTTGTAAAGTTGTCGGACATCTTTTCAGTTGTCTGGGATTCCCGGATAACTGGCGCGTCGTCCGTGACCACCAGTGTCGGATCCTTTTGTTCGGCTTTAAACCGTTCCCATTTTTCGGTCAGAGACATAGAATCTCGGCGTTAGTGATTAGGTACTCAGTTTCTGCTTAGTTCTTATCTCTGCGTTTATTTATTCTTGGCGAGTCGGTAGCGCAGGGATAAGGCTAAAGCCATCGGCCAAGCTTTTAAGTTCATCATGGATTTTGCCTGGCAAATTCATTCGATCAATCGCTGGTCCACCGCTAACCATAGCTTTGATGGCATTTCTCCACTGCGCCTTTAGTGTCGGTGCCATGTCATTGTCCTCGGCCTGGTTACAGATAGCCTGCCAGCCACCAACACGTTCGACAAACTGCCAGCCAGTAGGCCCTAACCTCTCTTGTATCCTTGGAATCTTAGCCATTTGGCTCCCGTAATCACAAATGCATGACCAAATAAGCTCAGGCAGCGCATCGGCTTCAGCCGCTTGGTTGCCGGTAATGAGTTGGAGTAATTCTTTGAGGCTGGGAAATGAGTCGTAACGGTTTTGAGCCGCAAATATTAAAGACATAAATGATTCGACGCTGATATGGCTGAAGTTTTTAAACCAAAGACCCGCAGTTGTTTGGGTGTCTTTTGGAGCATGTTTAGGGATAGCGGCACTTAAAAGCTCCATGCACTGTGTAAACTCTTCTAATTTCATTACCTATTCTCCAAGTGGGGGAAGTCCATTCAACTTCCGTAGTGTGTTCATAGTGACTGTTCCGCCGGCTACAATCGGTCGGTTTGGATCGGCTACAGACTCGCGAGCCATTTCCATTTTTCGTTCATGCGGTCGTTTCATTCTCGTCAAAATGTTGTCTATTTTTCTCACTCCGTTCTTTGATATTAAAAGTCCCTTTGGGCTGCAGGCATTTGGCCGCCAAAAGGCATCGGCACTGACATAGTGGAACACCTTGAGCATCCCAGCGTGGTCTAGTCCTACTGCCTGCCCTACCTTCTTAAGCTCCGTGCCAAATTCGGCCGCATGCCATTTGGGGTCGCTTGCCCTATGCGGCATTTCGGATACCGCCATGTCTAACCACTTCCTTCCCAAGTCTAGTTCCTCGTCGGTTAGGTCAATCACCTCCGTATTTTTCACGTGTTTTTTCCGTGTTTTTTCCGTGTTTTTTTCGCACGGATTTAACACAGATTCGCTACAGATTTGAATTAGCTTAACTGTTTCAAGCTGTTGAAGCATTGTCGACAAACTTTGCTTGTTTATACCGCTCACCGTAATTAAACAATCTGCGGTTTGCCTAATACATCCGTACTCATCGCTTTGGCAAGCAAGATCAAGCAGCGTAATGAACAAAAATTTGGCTTCCGGGCTTACTGACCACATCTTTGGGCCTGTGAGTAAGCCTGTGGATAACTTGAAAGCCTTGTGCTTTTTAATGTCTGATCTCAGCAGGTAAGAGCGCCAGTCAACAATCTGGATAACAATCATGGAATTCCTCAATAGCAATAAGAGCCAATAACTTTGGCCAGTTACAGTTCATGGTTTGATTTTTTGGGGGAGTTTAGTTAGTAATTCGGTGCCAGCGAATTATCAAGTGTCCCCTGTTACTGTCAGGTCCGGTTTATTTGTAGATGCGATCCTTAGTAGAGTATGTGGTGTTAGATGGCGGTCTTACCTCGGTGAGCCGCCATTTTCTATTATGTTCGGGTTTTAGTAAGGATTGCGGTACGATTCCCAAAATTCACTTTAAAGGGGATCCGTATGAAACTTCCTACCGATGTCGGTACTAAAGTCCTTCCGCTGATTGACGGCGCAAAAAAAGAAGCGACACCATTTTGGCACTCGCTTCGTTATTGCTTAATTTGGCTGGCTTGGGTTGTACTGATTCCGGTCGCACTGGCTGGCAAGGCACTGGGTGAACTAGCTGAGAAGATCAAGCCAGAGCTTCCGAAGAAGCTTGAAGCTTAAGGGTTTTTTCGTTTCCAGATGAGAATCTGGGCGAAGCGTTCTAAGTACACAGCGGCATACCAGGATGCGAGTATTAGCGGCAGCGTCGGTCCTGGTATGCCAACTAGCACGGCTAAGATCACGTCCCCCACGTATAGTTCACCCATCCAAAATCTAAAGATAATCCAGGTAGAGAAGCCCGCTAGAAACCACAGAAGAAGCCCCATCAGAAATTCTCCTTAGCAATAAATGTTTGAGAATCTAGGTAGTTATAAAATGCCATCTGTGTCCGCATGGCGCGCAGGTGAGCAGCGACATGCCGATTGCCGTACTTTCCAGCGAAGGGGTCCTTGCCTGTCCTGAGATATAGGTTGGCGCCTGCTGTGCCTTGCCGGTGAGCAAGGGCAACAAGCTCGGGGTCACTTAGTACAGTCTTGCCGCGCCTGGTGCTGGCGAGCCACGGGCTAATGATCACGTCGTAGTACGTATCAAAGAGCATATCTTGGCGTACTGACATCGTAATTTTGAGGTTTTCACTACTGTCTCTTGGCGGCACCGATGTGGTCCACCGGATACCTTCGTGAACGAGAAAGAATCGGTCCCAGCCTTTCACGAACTGATATTTGCCCGATGCCGATGAGTATTTATTGCGGGCACTTACATCATTCCCCGATTCAATGACACCAAGGGCTGTGCGCATCGTCACATAGTAGCGGTCACTTTCTGACGCACGCTCCGGCAGCCTTAACCCCACAGCTAGTGCAGGGGTGGCGGCAAATAGCGCAGCTAACACCATGGCTAGCGTTTTTCTCATGCATCACCTGGGCTTTCTCCGAGCTTGTCCCGAAGCTCAGGCATGGTCATAGAAAGGACACCGCCGGGGTCACTCTTACGTCCCGCCGGCAAAGCGCACTCGTCGTGCCCGCAGAAATTCTCACGCTTAAGTCCCCGCGTCATGCACCAGCGAAGGAAAGTGAGAAGGCTTTTTTCTTGCTCAAGTGTCGCAATTTGCCAGTTATATTGAGTGTTTGAGAGATTACCCGGCCGCTTTGCTACTTGTGCGCCGGGGATCTCTGAGCCGTTCCAGGCGTAGTATTTGCCGTCCTTTAGGCTCACGGCACCCCAGCTGACAAGGCTTACGGCAATGTGCTGGCGGTTAGGCGAGACACCTTTCCATTTGGCCACGCCCGCGTGGTTAACGCGCTGGCTGAAGTACGTGGTTTGGATCACCGTGCCGTCACGGTCGATAATGATGTGATAGCCAAGGCCGTCGCTGACCAAGGAATCAATAAGTCGTCCCACTTTGATGTCGGCCGTGTCATGGATGGTCACCCCTTCACAGTCAACCATTGGTCCCGCCGACATAGACAGCGGCGAGATCAGTTTTTGCGTACCTCTGTAGATGTCGGGCAGTAGAGTCATGGCTAAAACTCCCTAAAGTAAGTGACTGTTATTGATTTGATGTTGCTCAATGGTGATCGTATCAAAGAGATGAGAGAGGACTTGCGAGCGAGAGACAGGCTGACAGGGCTACAAATCCTTCGCACATACCTGCTCAAGGCGAAGAACTTGGGCTTCCAGTTGGCTAAGTCTTTGGTCATTTTGGTACGCGATCCTTTCTATGTCGGTTGAGACGGTCGTAAGGAAGCGCACGGCCAGATAAAAGATGCAAACACCTAGAATGAATACAATCTTGTCGCTCATGCGTATTGATGTGGTCTGCACGTAGTGCCCCCCCCTTTTGTGCCGCCGTTATTTGATTGTGTGTGGATTCCCTGATTATAACCTACGCGGCGTAAATGTGTGCGTGCGTAAACAAAATAAATTTAAAAAATCAATCACAACTAGGCAAAAAGATTCTCATCTTTGACAGCACTTGGCTGATTTGGGTAGACTATTACTGCTTACTTTAGTATTACGATAGTACTTACTAGGAGGCTTTATGTTGCGTAGAGACATGGAAGATGAGTTGGCGGCACTTGGATATGATCTGCAATCGCTCGGTTTTTGGTCTGACCAAGCCATCGAAATCACCTATAACGCTGAGTTAAGTAATAATGCTGAAGTTGATTCGGAGTTAGAGGTATGCGGACTGGTAGGCCACCGTTACAACGAAGTGAAATCGCGCATAGGCAGTCATTTACTATGTCGACCGAGCTTAAAGCTCGTCTTTGGAAAATTGCTGTTTCACTAAAGACAGAGAACGTGTCGAAAACACTAAGGATAATAATCGAAGACTATTGGGAGAGGCACCACAGTGACCAGCCTAAGTGATCTGAGCAACTTGCTCAACCTGATCGACGACGACCTAGCACCGGAAGACTTCGAACCGGAGGCTATCGTTGGGGAAATCCGCGACAAGATTGATGCAATCAAATGGAAATTAGACGAATGGCAAGCCCATGCGGACACAATACAAAGTGAATGGATCGATCCCTTAACTAAGCGCAAGAAGGCCTTAGAGGGCAAAATTGAGCGCCTTAAGGACTACTGCACACACGTGATGACACGGGACAAAGTGACGAGCTTTCCCGGCAATGCTTTCAGGGTTGACCTTCGGCACCGTCAATCGGTTGAGGTTAAGGCTTATCCAGGCAGCACCGAAGCACTGACTTACCCTGAGTACGTGAAGACCAAGATCACTTACGACTGGGACAAGATTAAGCTCCTTGAGCGCCTACGCGGCGGCGAGAGCCTCGACTTTGCCAGCCTTAAAACCAAGAATTACGTCACGTTCCCTATAGCGAAAGGAAAGCCTAAATGAATCAGCCAGCCACACGACCATCGACATCAGTAGCTAAGCAGGATCAAGTGGGCGGCGTTGCCGTCCTAATGAAGCAGTATAAGTCACAGATCGAGGCGGCACTGCCTAAGCACGTAACGGCCGATAGGCTCATGAGGGTCTGCCTCACAGAGCTCCGCAAGAACCCAAGCCTTCAAAAGTGCGATCCGATGAGCTTCCTTGGCTCCGTTGTCACTGCAGCATCGCTGGGACTAGAGCCCGGATCTGCCCTAGGCCAGTGCTACCTGATCCCATATGGCTCAGAGTGCCAGTTTCAGATTGGCTACCGCGGCATGATCGACATTGCCAGAAGGTCGGGGAATATCGTGTCGATCACGGCCTGGGCTGTATACGAGGGCGACGAGTTCTCTGTGGTTGCTGGCACCGAGGAAAGCCTCATCCATAAGCCCAAGTTTGAGACAGAGGTAATGACCCACTGCTACGCCGTAGCCAAACTCGTAGGCGGCGGTGTCCAGTTTTGTGTCATGAGCCGCAGGCAGCTGGATTCACACAGGGAAAGGTACTCAAAGAATAACCCGGCGTGGAAAACAGCCTTCGAGGAGATGTGCAAAAAGACTGTCATCAAAAAGCTCTTTAAACTGCTTCCTACGTCCATTGAACTAGCGCGCGCTATGGAATCAGAGGAAGTAAAAGCCCACGAAATCCTTGATGCCGACTACGTCCAAGCTACTCCGAAGGTCGATCCTAAGAAGCTTGCGGATTTATATGACGAGGAGGAGGCGGCCGCTATTGCTCAAGATGTTCAGATGTTCCGCAACAAATTTGCTAAGTTACTGACCGAAGGTAAGAAGGCACCGGCGCCGTGCGGGGATAACCCAGCGGCATGGGCACAGAAGGCCAGCCTTGGCGAGCTTGCTGCCGCCGTTCACTCAATGGGGAATATCTAATGAAATCAATCGAGCTTAGCGACACTGGCGACAGAAGAATTGTGGTCCGCGTTGATCAGGTAACTGCGGTGGCCGAGTGGCCTGATGTAGATGTCGGCTGCCTCGTCTGTGTTATGGGCGGCATGCAGTTTGTCGTTAAAGAAGACCTAGATACCGTACTTGCAAAAATGGCGTCGGCCGAACAGCCGTAAACCTGTGTTATGATTCCCATGTCGTGGGAATTGGCTAAGGTGCAGGCCGGCAGGTAAAGCTGTTGGCCTGCATTTTTCTTTAAAAGGACACCCCATGAAAGCGACACTGACTTTTAACCTGCCCGAAGAACAGGAAGATTTTGAATATGCCGTTAAAGGCCATGCTGCCTTTTCTGCACTTTCGGATGTGCGTGACCAAATATTTAGGCCAGCGCGAAAGCATGGTTACAGAGACAGCAAGATAAATGCGCTCATCGAAAAGCTAGGCGATGACGGCACTGATTTAATCCATCATCTCGAATGCCAATTTCAAGAAATCCTACACGATCTTGAGATTGACCGACTATGACCACATTCCTGATCATTTTTGCCTACCTTGCCTTTGCCGTCGGCATGGGCTGGTGGCTATCGAAGCTTTCAAAGAAATACCCGGATGAGTAGCAATATGACTTTTTTTATTGGAATATTAGTTGGTTACTGTATTGCGCTGTTAGTTGGGAGGTACCTACCGTGAACATCATCGAAGCAGTAAAACTGGGCACATGGATTAGAAGGGAAAGCAAAAAATCTATGTCTTTTCGTTTTGGCATAAATGACGAAGTCATCGAGTTTACTCGTGACGACATTCTTGCCGATGATTGGGAGGTCGAGCCTGCATCCGTGACGATAACCCGCGAGCAGTTTGATACAGCTTGGCATAACGCGTTTACGTCTAATGAGCCTTACGGGAGCTTGTCTCGTGATGAGTTGGCGAAAGAGCTAGGACTATGAAGTACTTGGTTGAAGCTTACCGCAAGTTTGCTGAGAATATTCACATGATTACAGGTCATGCCGATGACTTTACTATCGCAGTACCGATGGCACACTACCGGCGATTAATTGACGAGTTGGCATGCAATAAACCAACTAATAGCCATGAGCTTTATCTTATGACTCAAGTAGTGTTTCGCACGCCAACAAACGAGATTACTGTCCAGCCATTGGCCAATACCGAAATAGAGACAGAGACAGACACCGAAGAAGAATCTGCCATTCCCAGATGGCTTGGCCTGTAGGCCGTTTACTTCTAGTTAATAATTAATTGACTTCATTAGTGTAAATAAAAACCTGTTTACAATTTCATAGTATTTTAATAAAACGACTAAAGTTTCTTTGAAATATGCCGATAAGGGCTATGTAACCACAACAGGGGATACATTATGAAAATCACCCAAAAGCTTGTAGCAGAAGTTAAAAGAAGCAATCGGTGCTCATGGCATGATCAGAACTGGCACAACTTTCAAAGAAAGCCAGAAGTTGAGGCGGTTAAGTACGCACTGCGTTTTAAAAACGCGGACGACACCGTCAAAGACATTGTCGAGAATGCAAAAAAATATCTAAGTGCGCCTATTCATTTCTGAAATATGACCACCCAGTAGTTATTATACATCCCTACGCCCATTTTCCGCTGTCCACCGTCATACATGATGGCTGCATGTCCTTGGCTTAGGGTCCAGGCATTGACGGCCTCTGCTGCCGATCCCTGGCCGCAGGCTATGATCTCGCTACTCGCGAACGTGCCGCAGTCTCTTGCTCTGTCCCACGGCATTGAGCCGTCGGTTCCTGCGTGACTACACATGCCTCTTAAGCCTGTGTCCTCGGCATGTCTGGCTGCAGCACAGCTGAGGGCTGGGAGGATCTCTACAGCGGACAAACCACGTGATGCGCGGGCTTTATTTACCTCTGCACCGACACCTGCCACGTCCCCTTCAGATGGTTGTCTGGGCGATGGGGACGGCGCAGGAGATGGGGAGGGCGACGGTGAACATCTCGGAATACCGGGAATGTTGGGGACATTAGGTATACCAGGGATAGGTATTGAGGGGATACACGGCAACGGTATGGGTAACGGCAATGGTATGGGCAGGGGTAATGGAAAGGATACCGACGGCGGTACTGGCTGTATGATGACCGGCGGTTTTTGCTTTTCTGGTGCCGGTGATGGCACGTCCTTTGTGTCACGGCCACAGGCAAAGAACACCGATAGTGAGATGAGGGAAATGGCTAGTTTCTTCATTATTTCTTCACCACGGCGTCTACGAGGGAGAGCATTGCGGTGAGGGAATCAGTCAGTAGGGTGCTCAGCAAGGTGAGGTCACCCGATGCTGCCTTGATCTCGCCGGCGATCTTGTCACTACCGTCAACAGCTGCCTTAAGGGCAATCAGCACTGGTGCGACTTTTGGCATGTCGAGGATGTTGATGTGTCCATCTGCCTTTGCGTCACTGATGGCTTTGGCGAGCACTCTAATGAGAGCGATAACGTCCTGGGTTTCTTTGGCTGATGCCATAGTGTGTCCCCTCTATTTTGGTGTGTGTGTCACTAGTTTAACCGACATGATGATAAAATAAGAAGACACACCCAAATTTAAGAGGTCACCGATGCGCCAAGTGCTTGGAGTTATTGGAGTTACTTTACTCGCAGCGGCATGTGGTAAGGCACCTGTCAAGATAGTTGAGCCTAAGCCAAAGGAGATAGTGGTGGGGCAAAAAGGGCATTTTGTGCTGGATGCCGATGAGAGTAGTGCCGTTATTAGGGGTGGGACACTGGATGTCGAGGTCAAATCGGTTAGTGACCTGGAAGTGGGCATAGAGGGAAGGGCAGCTGTGAAGACTCTCATTGGCCCAAAGGAGTTCACGATTGCCAGTAGTATCGAGGCTGGGATTCTGACAAGGGAATGGACGGCGCAGCTGAGGGACGTAAAGACCTACCAGGCAAAGAAGGCGTTTATTACACACGAGGGGATTACCACTGACGGCTGTGACAGGGTGAGGCTTAGCGGGATAGAGGGTTATCCAAGTTTGGCCATTGAGCCAACTGTGTGTTTGCAGACAAGGACGGTGCCGAGTGTGGCGGTTTTTTTCACTGAGGCTGGGCAGGTATTTACTGCGATGTTTCGTGCTGATGAGTAGCGGGCAAAATTTTTACGCGCGACCCAATTTATTTAACCCCATTAGCTCTCTAGCTCATTAACCCCATTAGCTCCATAAGCCGGACACCGAGAGAGGGAAGAGCAGGAGGAAGAACCTTTATCTAAGGTGAACGTAGGGAAGATGAGAGTAAGTAGGGATGGGAAGAGTCATTGAATTTGAGTGAGGTTCTTAGGAGAGAGGCTCCTAAGTGCATGGAGTACCGCAGGTACTAACTAAACGCGTTGATCTCACTGAAATCGGTGATGTGTCAAATGTAAATTAAAAATGCCCGGGAGTACCGGGCCATAACTATTCTGTAAATGGTGAGTTATAAACAAAGGTCTAGTTAGTACCCGACGGTCTTTATGTGGCAATCGAGGGTGCCTGTCGATGATGTTTGGTCCCAGTAGACCCGCATCCAGTTGGCACTGATTTGTTGGTACTCGTAGGCGGCTGTGGCTGAGCCGGTGAGGTCGGCACCTGATCCGATCGAGACAAAGTTGGCAGGTACTTGGGCGCCTACGGGATCAAGAGATAGCTGGATGTAGGCCTTGCCCTTGACTGTGCCGGTAACCACGTGTGGTCCGATGGCTAGGGCGACGCAGCTGGATACGTCGATTGGTGTTGAAAAAAGGTCAGTTGATGCATCGACACCGTTAAACGCCTTATATTGTTGGAATCTCATGTGCCAGGTCTCCTTTTTTTGAGTGCTGCTACGATGCTCATCTCGTCTTCTGGGTCGTACTGGTCGGTGATGTCGGTGGGATGGAGGTAATCTAGTACGGCTGACTTCATATCGGGATTCTTGACGTATGAGTAGCTAAGGCCTGCCGGGGTGTCTGGGCCAAAGTTAGGGAATTCCTCTTTTCTGCGTTCCTCGGCGCGTGGCTCGCCGGTGGTGTCAATGCGCTTAGGTAGGGCGCTTGGCTCTTTTAGGTCCCATGACTGCTCATTTGGAGCAACACCCGGAGCATCGCCGCCAACTGGGGATTCTGGGTAACCGCGCTTTACGTCAGCCTCGACACGGCCGCCCATCCATTTGCCGGCTCTCTTTTTGGCTTCGCGTGCTGTTTCAAGGGCAATAGCGATAGCCTGCTTACGCGGCTTACCGGATTCTGTCTCCCGACCTATGTTCTTGCCTATGCTCTTTTCTGAGTAACCCTTAATCAGCGGCATATAGTCTCCTTTTAATAGTGTTTAAATAAATCCCAGATCGCGCTGTTAAATCTCTTTGGCCAGTCGTGGTTACCTTCCCAGCTGCACCAGACTGTATCAAAAGCCCGGCATGACTGAGGGCGGATGCAGCCGTAGAGGTCGGGCGGTAGCCATGCCTCAGAGCAGCCGTTATTACTGGCATAATTATACCGTGTCATGTCACCCACTGAATAGGGGACGGTCTGGTCATTCCTTCCGTGAATACCTATGAAGGGGATTTGCGTAAAAGTAGAGAGCCCTCCAGCAACAGAGGCCATGGCCGAGATTGACTGGCGTCTTTGCGTGGCCAGGTAGTTGACAAAAAAGGCACCGTTAGAGTAGCCGGTGACGTCGATCTTACCGATACAGAAGCGGTCTTTGGCGTAGGCCAGTAGCTGATCAAAAAATACTATGTCTGGACTATTTTCGGTTTGTTGCCACTGCTGATATTGAGACTGGGGATAAAAGAAGATGGTTTGATTATCCGCCTGATTCTCAAGATCACCGGCGAGGTCCCTCATCCATTCTTTTGACATGCCGTAGCCGTGATACTGAATGATGAGCCGTCCTGGTGACGATGCATCATAGTTGTACGGCACTACTTGGAGGAATGACCTCCCTTGCATGAGTAGCGATGAGACATGGGGATATTTTACTTCACTGCCGCACCCAGAAGCATATGCGCTGACTGAGCACATAAAAAAGCATATGGCGGCCAGTAGTCTCATTAATGCCTCACTGTGTGAAGTGAACGAGCAAAGCCACACTAGTCACAAGGACAAAAGTGATTACGCACAGGGAAAGGAATGGATCGGAGGTTTTCATGGTTACCTTTAGGCGATGCGGACGGCATAAAAATTTCCGTCATAATTTCCCGATGATCGTTCAACTTTTGCTATTCCAGTTCCATTGGAATCAACTTTTTTAAGTCTCATTTTATATGTAGTAGAAGTTGTTATATTTAAAACAAATGATGCACATAAGCTAGATTGACCAGTCAAAGCAGTGCCAGATGTTGCACCACCAACAACAAGCCTTTCTGATCTTGCAATATGATTATTTAATGAGTCTGTGACACAAGTTATTAAATAACCAGAATTCCCTGATATTATTCCGCTTGAATAATAAGCAGATACCGAATAAAAAATCATCCAAACGCCTGGTGTCAAAGTTATTTGATATGCACCAGTAGCAGCAGCATTCAAAACATCAGCCTCAGTTGTTGTTGCTGTTGTACTGGTATAAACTCCTGCATCAATTACTTCCCCAACTTTCCCACTACCACTAGTCGTAACAGTCGTTGCATTAGTACCTGTTAAACCAGTGTTGATGATCCCACCGTTAGCGGTGATGAGTCCGCTAAGTGTTTTATCCCCCGCAAAAGTCTGCGTATCAATCCCAACTAAACCAGGTGATGTTGCTGATGCGAGGCCGGATGTATTGCCAGTAAGTGCTGATGAGGCCATATGTGTGTGTCCTTATGCGATGCGAATGGCAAAAAATTGAGACGCAGCAGCCGTACTGGATAAACCAGAGCCACCTGTATATGTTGTCACTGCTGTAAAATAAACTGATGTAGTAGTTGAAACATTTAAATACTTTACGCAAGTACCAACACTATTAAATGAAGTAATAGAAAAAGATGTAAGTCTGCAGTTGTTTGTAGAATCTCCGGTTGCTGATGTTGTTGAGATACTTACATTTATATCTGTCCATGTGGCAGGCTGAACTGTGAATTGTATTTGAGTTTTTGCATATAAAACCCAAACACCAGCGGTTAAACTAATTGTCCCAATATTTGCCGTTGTTGCTGATGTTAGTGCTGTGTTGCTTAAGCTTGCTGCAATTGTCTCACCAACATAACCAGTAGGCACCGCGACACCCTGCCCACCAGAAAACAAAGTATTAGTCGTTGTCATGTGTGATCCCCATATTCGTGTGTGTCATGTGTCACCTTAGTAAGCCCAAGTTGGTTTGGAATCTAGTTCGATGTCGCCAGAGCAAATAAGACCGCTATAAGCACCAGCACCTTTAAGCATGGTAATTGTTCCTGTGTTTGGCGCAATGCTAGCAGTTGTTACCGAACCAGAGCTACTGGTTGGATAACCAGCAACTGCTTGAGAATAGTTGGCAACGTTGCGGGCTGTGACGCCGTTGACTGCGATCGAAGCTGTGGTGGTAGATACAGCTGTAAATGTGGTGACAACGTTAAAGCGAAGACGCCATTCGTTTGCCTGCATCTGATACGGAACAAAAGACGCACCAACAACGACAAAACCAGCCTGGGCACTTGTAACAGTAGGAGCAATACCGCCGTTATATGTGGTGCCGTGAAAGTAAGACTTTAGTCCCATAATGGTTGCTTGTACGTCGCTTAGACTCGAAGAAGCGAACGCTAGTCCATTGCTGAAAGTCTTAACCCCGGCAAAACTCTGTGCCGACGTATTCACAATTCCGCTAGTAGATACGCTAGCTACAGGCAAATAAGCAGCGCCGATTGTGCCAGATATAATGGCGTTACCGTCAACACCCAGCGGAAAGTTAGTACCTACAGCCGGAGCATTAAGAGCAAAGTTAATCACAGCACTCGCGTAGCCAGTGACACTTGGCAACGTGACTTGAATTAGGCCAGCAGCCGTCACTGTCATCGCAAAGCCAGTCGGCGGAGTGTCACCAACGTATGCTGGGCTGATGTAGTAGTTAGACGTTCCTCCGTACTTAGCAAACGGAGCATTGACGTAAAAGCGCAGTGTGTTGGCTGCCGTGCTGTTGGTGATAAGAACCCACCCGGAGATGGATCCAGCATCATACAGAGACACATCCTGCACGGTCTGTGTCGCGTTGTTTGGCAGTGTGATCTGTGTCCGTGCGTTCGCTGCGCCAACGACACTACCGCGCATGTTAAATGCCGCAAACCTTGTGGTGCTCGATGCAACACCCAGCGGCTTAGATACGTAGCCAATTATGGTAGGCTCCGTCGCCGTAACTTTTCCTGGAGTAACAGAGAGAAAATAGACAGTACCAGGAACGAGAGATCCACCGCCTTCCAAAAAGTTACTGCCTACTGTCGGAATTTCCCCGGACACTATGAGGCGAACAGTGTTGGCATCTAGGACGGCATAAATAAAGCCTACTACCTCGGCCATGATAGCTGTATCGGCTTCAGCAAATGCCAAAGTTGTAGCGTTGACCAAATATACCGGGCGCCCAAGATCGGCCGTGCCGCCGACCGTAAGGCCGTGAGATGTCCACGTATAGTTGGCCTTTCCCCCGTTGGTTAGGCTGTTATTATTTACATCAATCAAGTCACCTGAATTGATTAACTTTGCATTCGTACCCGACCAAATAATCGGCTTACCCATATCAGTATCCCCTTAAAGGATAGTGCTCAGCTAAGAGCAGTGAGAATAAATTGACCAACACTTGCATTGGTATCTAGAGCCTTAAGAGCAAGTCTTGTTCCGGAGGCAATATTAAGCTCATACGGTGCATCACTGCCGCCTGGTCCGATGTATAGCTGATCAACTTCACTGCCCGATGCGCCCGTTGCCAAAATAATGGCCGATCCAGACGAATCGAAAATATACAGGCGATTAATTGCCGCTGCTGTAGATGCAAGGATCTGCACGTATGCGCCGGTTGTCACCGGCGTAACTGAGTAACTGTTTCTAACCAAGTTGACTTTGACGCGTGCACTTGGGGTTACTGAAAAAGCTGTTCCACCGGAAATACCTTGCACACTGACAACACCACTGGCGGGAGTACCAGCCGTACCTGTGCCGGTTACCGTCCATGGAGCACCGCCTTGGTTTGCCGTAACGGTGCCGCTAACTGGTTGAGTCGATGCGCTACCGTCTACTTTAACAGCCGTTGCACCTGCAATGCCTTGAACAGTAATTACATCAGACGATGCCGTTCCAGCTGTTCCCAGTGCTGGCTGCTTTGCCGATGTTGCTGCACCTGTGGGAAGAGACACAGTGCCCGATACATTGTTGACGTTCCACGTTCCAGACTGTGTGACACCGCCAATAACGTTGGCACCAGTTGGAAGCGCAGCGTTGACTTGAACGCCGTTGGTTGTCCCCGGAGTTGTCTGGTCAATACCTACTTTGCCGATAATCGATGTCCCGGTAACTACTCCTACATACCTAGATCCAACATCATGGCGAGGACCATCGGATAAAAACAGTGACGCTACAACACTACCGGCGCTATTTGCTGTTACCTGAACCCGAACGTAATTTCCTTCAATGTCGCCAGAAAAAAGGCCTGTTGCCGTCATAGTGGTCGTCGGAAGAATGTTAGGGCTTCCGGACGTTATGACTACAATCGGTGTCCATGTCGTATTGTCGTTTGATTGCTGCACCTGAATGCTTGCCGTGCCGACAGAAAGCTGCAAACTAAAGTGAGTGAAGTTGGCGGCATCAAATGACGCGATAACTGAGCCGGTAGACGGCGAAGCAAGTGTCCCGGTTTTAGCCGTAGTAAAAGACGATACAAGTAGGCCGTTGGCGTTACTCGGAGCTCCGGTCAAATTACCGGATGCGTCTTTTAGTCCAATGTATGTCGCACTTGCTGGTACTGCCGTTCCCGTTGTCGATACCGACGGATTAGACGATATAATAGTACCGGCAATGGTCACGCTATCGGTGGCGCTATTTAGGGCGCGTGCTGGGTAATTAATGTCGGTCATATCATTTTCCCCGCTATTTTAACTGTGAGTGATCCCGCTCCACTTGCTCTCGTGTAGGCTGCGCGAACGTAGGGATCAGGCAGTTGGCGAAGGCTGATTCTGTGCGATCCTGCTGAGCCCGATGCAGTGGGGGTTGGAACAAGCTCGAGGTCCACCCACGTTAGATTATCCGGGCTCACTTGCACTTTAAACGTGCCGGTAGGTGTGCCGGTGAACGTTAGGTACATGATGACGTTATCTAACCAGCGTATGTCGGTCGATGCGCTCGTTACATCTGCGCTCATGTCGCCAGCTGCTAGGCTGACAAACGTGGCGAGGTTGTTCTTACGTCCTGACATCTTTTAAGCTCCTGATTGGGTTAAAGGGTTATGCCCTAAGCACGTGACGAAACTTTTTCTGTGATGCTTTGTGATCTGCTTGATAAGCTTACCTTGCTTGCACCTGCCTGAGAAGGTTTGATAGCTGCCTGTGCTTCTTCTTTTGCTTCTTCTTTTGCCGCCAGTGTTGCAAGTGCCGCCTGATTCCTCGCAACAATCTCAGGGCGAAAGCTGCTGTCTAAAGGCATTTCGAGAAATTTGCTTAGGACCACTCGGCGCTGATACGGCAGATCAATCTTACCGCTCGCCATTTTGTCAGCCATTGACGCGACAATTTGGCTTTTCATGTCCCCGTAAAGAGAAGGGTACACAGTTTTAAGCGTCTCAAGTGTCTCACCGTTTACTGCGTTTTCTTCCAGCTGCTTAAGAGCAATCAGCGGGTTTTCTACGGCATCAGCATAGCGCATAAACGTGATGATTTGGGCTTGGCTTGGCTGATAAGGCTCGTCCAATATTCCTTTATCAGGCGGCTGCGGAACCTTGGAAGCGAGGAATGATGTAGCTCTAATAACTGCCAACTGAAGTCCTTGCGTGATCTTTGGCGCATGTTCAAAGGTATCCCTTGTCGCTGCGTCTAGTTGGTCAAGCATGGCGTCTGGAACGTCGGTAAGTGTCTTAAGCTTTTTAACGGTCTTTTCAAACTTCTCAAGTCTCTCGGCGTTACTCATCTTTTCAATTAAGACACCGATACCGCGAACAGGAGGCTTGACCTTCTCAAAGATAAACTTGCTGGTGTATTCCACTGCCTTTGATGTCTGTGCGGACCGCTTTTCAATAAAGCTAAGTGTTTTAATAATGTTATTGGGATCTGTGAAGGCCGTGCCAATCTGTGACGCCACACCAGACATGCCGCCGGACTTTGCTGCGTCCATTAGGTCACGGAAGAAACCGTAACCGCCAAATGAATCGGCTACGTATTGCTTGGCATTCAGTGCTTCGTCACTAGCCTTATTAACAAAGTCACGTAGTCCTGTAACATCGACGCGTTGACCGGGAGCATTCAGGCTAGTCTTTTCTACCTCGTCAATTAGCTCTCTGCCTGCCTGCAGAAAGTCAGCAACAGCATCGTTTTGAAACTGTGCACGGTCATCATTAATTTGGTTAAAGAACGTATTGATCTTAGTAGGTGCAAACTTCTGTGTCGGTCTGGCACCTTTGCCGGGGATAGAGCGCATAAGCTGCTTTTCAATCGCCTTCTTAGAGCGAAGGAATGCCGTTAGCTTTTCATTGTAAGCAGACTGCCTAGCACCAGCTGCTCCCCAAACTGAGCCGTCCTCCAGACCACTTCTAAGGCCGTCCATGACTGGCTTAATTACATCATTAATGGCGTTACGCTCAGCCGTGTTGGCAATGTATCCTTTGTCAAATTTTTGAAGGCTGTCAAGATTGCGCTTAACTAGATTTAACTCTTCAAATATCTCTGCCGAGTTTTTAAACGGAATGGACTCATCACTAGCAATACGCTCGCTAAACTTCTCCATTTGGCGAGCCATACCAGAACTATAAAGCTCAGGTTCGCCGCGCATCTTGGCAATACCAGCATCAAGTGTGGACTTAAAGTTGTTTAACTGTTGCATCGCAGCGTCCGGGCTTACGTCCCTAAGTAGTTCAGCCGTTTCCACTGGCCTGATCTTGCTGGATGCCTTTTGGCTTAGGCTGCTAGTGGTGTCGTAAATGTCCTGCATCTGCTGGCGGAACACTTTTGCCTTCGCTGCCTTTTCCGCCGTTGTAATGACAATCCTGTTGGGATCATTAGAGGCCGCAATGTTGTCTAAGATTTCCTGTTCAGGCGTGCCAGTAAATTTAGACGATAGCTTTGCAGCTGCCTTGACTGCTGTACCTGGCTGGAACACATCTTGGTTAATCTCAGCTGGCGAGGCACCAGTAGCTAAATCAGATACTATCCCCTCGGCACCTTCACCGGTAACTAGAGGTGCAGCAACAGTGCCTTCTGGCGCAGTGAGTGGTGCAGTCTTGCCAATGAGCTTCTCGTATGCCGATGCATAGGCGGACCTACACTTAGCGATGGCTTTCTTAATGCCTAGCTGTCCGACATGAAGGCCAGCACCTAACGTGCCGCCAAGTAATCCGCCGTAGCCTACGTTAGCCATGACCTTCTCAGCTGTAAGATCAGGGTCACCAAGGGCCGCTTCGCTGACAGACTGACCAAGACCAAAAGCCATACCTTCAATGGCACCGCCTAGTGCCTTGCCGCCAGTCTCCACGGCTGTCTTGACGATGGCATTAGCAGCAGCCTTAGCTGGAAGGGCAGCAGCAGCGCGACCAATAGCTGTAGCCTCGGCAGCGCGGGCACCTTTAACCAGAAGGCCAACAGGACTTGCCGGGACAAAAGCCGTTGCGACACCGCCTAAAATCTCGGTGCCAAGCGAAGTACCAGGGAAATACTCTTTAAGTGCGCTTAAGTGCTCAGGACTAGTGAGGCCCGTCTTTACTGCCAGGTAGTCAGATACACCGAACGTCCCACCGCGAGCAGCACCAGCCAGACCGGCCTGTAATTGCGCCGTATCCGAGCCGTACTTAACATCACGGCCAATCTTGCGAAGCTCATCAGGCGAGGGGATTTTGTAGCCGTATTCGTTTACAGCTTGGCGAACGTCCTCACCTGGCAAAAAGACAAGCTCACCATGCGAGTTAAGCAGCACTCCCTTACCCTGTTCAGGAAGGTGAGTACCAGACGCTAGTCCCTCGGCTGTTGCTTCGGGATCAAGCTCATCAAGCTGGCCAGTCTTTGCATTAACTAGAGCCATTATTTACCTCTGAACACTGGTTGTTCTTTAAGCGACATGCCTGCTTTGTTGTAGCCAGTGCGACCGGCATAAGCAGCATTGAGCATCTCATCTAATTTAATGCTTAGCTGATCTAGTTTTTGCTGATTCTGTGCATGGAAATAGCTGCCAGGTTGAGGAATCAAACCGTTAATCAGCTTCATGTCGCTTTCGGTAATCTGACCAAGCTTTTCTGTGGTTTTTGTCAGCAGCATCATTTGAGTTTTAAGAGATTCTTCAATTGCTGCACGTTTAGTTCCAGGCAGCGTTGCGCCTTCCTTCATAAACTGTTGAACACGGTTAAGGATTGGCTTGGCCTGTGCATAGCTTTGATAAGCTTCTTTAATCGGCTTAACGTCTTCGGTGCTGAGAGCAACGGTATATTGTCCGTTGGGCAGAGGTACTACTCTTTCGCGTATGTCTTTAGGTAGCATCTGCGCATCTTGCAAAGAAATGCCTTGTGGTTGAGCCATCTTTTGCGCTGCTGCCTGTGACGATGCAATCGATCCAATCAGCTGCGCCTTTTGCAGATCAATCTGCGCGTTAGCTACCTGTGCAGCTGCGAGCGCCTGCTTACTTCCCATTTTGGCGGCCGACTGATTAATCTGAGCCTGTGTGA